AACGCGGCGTTCGCCGAGGTGCTGAAACGACCGCTCACCGAAGCCGATTGGGCCACGATCATGATCTTGGACAAGATCGCCAGATTCCGGGGTCCAGGTTCAACCATCGACGGCCCGGTCGACATCGCCGGATATGCCGCTTGCTTGTATGAGGTCATGGACCGAGAGGGCCAGTGAACACCCGTACAATGGTGGTAGAGGGCACTGCATGACCGACTCGTTGTTTCGATCGACCGCCAGGGGCCGCGAGCCGCTGGCGTCGGCCAGCGATGCCGGCGAGCACGTCCATTACGAGCCATCGCGGCGTGTCGGGATCGGGGCGATCACGAGTCGGAAGCCATCGGGCCGCACGCCACTGACGTTTTTTGAGTTTCTCGCCATCCGGGCTGGGCTGACGCTCGCCGAAGCCAAACGACTTCACGCAGAAGGGAAGATCCACTGATGGCAAACACCCTCTCGGTTTCTGGAAACACTCGGCTGGCGTGGACTCTGTCCGAAAGCCAGGGCGTTGGGTCGGTGTCGAGGTCGGTCGAGCAGCGGTCGTCTCGGTCGATCGCCAATGGCACGGGGCCGAATCAGGCAAACGTGGCGATCACCGACACGGTGAGCGTGACCGGGACGAACACCCGAAATCTTGACGTTGCCGCCTATGCCACAAATGCGTTTGGGTTTCCGGGGCAAGCATTTTTCTCGACCGTTCGCGAAGTCTTGGTGAGCGTCACTACCGGGCCAACCGGCGGCAATCTCACGGTTGGGCTTCCCACTGGCGTCACTGGCGTGCGTCTCAATGTTGGCGGTCAGTTTCATTGGATTGACTACCTCGGCGGAATACCGTCGTCGGCGAGCCCTGCCAATGTCTCACTCAAGAGCAACGTGACGGGCGTTTACTCGGTTGACGTGACTGTGATCGGCACTGGCGACTTCGGGAGTATCTGATGCCAAACACTCTTTCTGTGGCTGGTGCGACTCGTGTTGCGTGGTCTCTCGCAGACTCCGACGGGGCGTCAAAGAGCGACACGCAATCGTCGAGCCGGTCGATCACCACCGGCACCGGGCCAAACCAGGCCAACGTAGCGTGGTCGTATCCGTTTTCGACCACCGGCATCGGTTCGGCGTCGTGGTCAGTCGCGGCACTGCCGGTTTCTGCATTCGGCCCGACGGGCTCCGCGAGCGTGACCACCATCAAGGAAGTGCTGGTCACCGTTTCCACCGGGCCAACCGGTGGCTATGTCACGTTTAGTGCCCCGACGGGAGTGATCGGTGCCCAGGTGGCCGTGGGCGGGCAGTTTCACCTCGCGGACTATCTGACCGGGATTGGCGTCACCACCGGGAACATCGTGATCGCCAACGGCCCGACGGGTTCGTATGCCGGTGAGATCACGATCGTCGGCAACGGGTCATACCAGTGATCGCAGAAGCACCGGCCGCGGCTGCGGCCAACACCCCCGGCGGCGTCCTCGTGAAACTCCATGCGTTCGTCGAGTCCGCGAAGTCTGCCGCTGCTGACGGGCTGACGTGGGCCGAGTTCGGTGAACTGCTGGTCGCGTTCCTGCGGATGGCAGTCTCCCTCTATGACGACGTGGTCGGCATGACGGGCGAGGAGAAGAAGGCCGCGGTGCTCGACGGCGTGGCTGCCCTCTTCGACGCGGTGGCCGACCGCTGCGTGCCGCTGGTTCTGTGGCCGCTGTGGGGGCTGGTTCGCGGACCCGTCCGCCTCCTGGTTCTCGCCCTCGCGTCCGGGGCGGTCGAGCAACTCCTACCCCTCGTGAGGCTCGCATGATTCCTACGCTTCTCGTTCTCGCAGCGGTGGCAGCCTGGGGCTGGCCTCACCTCCAGCCGTTGGCCGAGAAGGCCAGGGCCGCCGCCGCCAAACTCACGCCCCGCCACTACGCCGGCATCGCCCTGGTGGCCGCGGCCGTGGCGTATGGTCTCGGTCCATCGGCTGCCCCCGCCCCCGGCCCGACGCCGGCCCCCGACGCCGGCCCGCTGTCGCTGGCCGGCTTGTTCGCCGGAGAGACAGCCAGTGAGGACGCGGCACTCATCGGTGCCATGTGTTCGGAGCTGGCAGACGAGATCGAGTTTTCGTCCGGACACCCCGACGGCTACCTGTCCACCGGCATCGCCGTGGACGAGCTGCGGAAACGGACGAGGATCCTGCGATGCCGGGGTATTTCGATTGGCGACCGGCAGCCGGCAGCACGGGACGCGATCGCCAAGTACCTCGAAGACGCCGTGGGCACCGACGGCGGGCCGCTGACGCCAGAGCAGCGGACGGCGTGGGTTGTGGCTTATCGCGATCTCGGGAGGGCCGCTAGTGACGCAGCCAAGTGATAGCGGTCGGTGGACGTTCTCTGCTCTCGCGTTCGTGTGCGTGTGTGCCGTGCTCTACACGATCACGTCTCGCTACGTCGGCCGGTTGGCCGACCGGCTGGAGGGCAACTACGGTTACGTCCGCGACCAGGAAGGCACCCGTGAGTTCCTTCGCGAGTTGGATCAACCGCTATTCCGCCAGGCCGGGGCCGAGGTCATCGCCGGAGCCAAGGGGAAGGACGCTTACCTCTATCGGTTTGCCGACCGATGCCACCGGCAGAAGTACGGCAAGCCGTTCGGGCCGTGGAACCAGGGCAGTGCCGGGACGTGCGTGTCGTTCGGCTGGGCTATGGGTTCGTACATCGGCCAGTGTGTCGATCACGTCGCTGGCGGGTTGGCTGAATGCCCGCTGATCGTGGCGACCGAGCCAATCTATGGGGGCTCGAGGACCGCCGGCCGGATGCCGCCGGTCACCAATGCCGGCTTCTCCGATGGCTCCTACGGCGGTGCTGCGGCCCGCTGGGTGTCTGGACGGTGTAAGGACCAGACAATCGGCGGGATCCTCTATCGCCAGGTCTACGGCGACATCGACCTCACGACCTACTCAATCGACCGCTCCCGGCAGTGGGGTGCATACGGAGTGCCGTCGTCGCTCGCGAAGCTGGCCCGCGATCACACTGCCCGTGCCGTTGCTCTCTGCGAGGATTGGGAGTCGCTGACGGCGGCGCTCGAGTCCGGCATGTGCGTGCCGATCTGTTCCAACGTCGGATTCGCGTCCGGCGATCGTGATGCAGATGGATTCTGCAAAAGGGCTTCGACCTGGAATCATTGCATGGTGGCGTGCTCTTTGAAGTACGCGAAGAACAACGGGCCAGGTTCCGCAACCCCGATGAAGAATCCACGCGACGGGATCCTCATCTTGAATAGCTGGGGCTCGTATGTCGGTGGCGGCAAGCATCCATCCGATCAGCCGGATGGCTCGTTTTGGATTTCCCGCCAGGACGCGGAAGCCATCCTCGCCCAAGGCGATTCCTTCGTCATCGGTTCGGTCGACGGCTTCAAGTACCGCGACCTCGATCACGCCGGCTGGCTGCAGCCGGCCCCAGCCCCGGCCCCGACCGACGCGGCGAAGTCGCCGTCCGTCAATCACTACCTCGCCCTGTGAGTGTTGTCATGACCAAACGCGGCATCGTTCTCTCATGTCTCGGCTGTCTCGTGGCCGGTTATCTGGCCGCCAGTGTGCCAGGCTTCGACCCGGTGAATCCATTCAACCCGCGGCCGCAACGCCCGTTCATCAAACTGATTTCGCGGCTGGCGAAAATGGGGTTGTGGATGACGGTGTTCGCCGAGCCGGCACCGCGGCCGGTCGAGCAGCAATACGCGGCCGCCCATTGTTCGGACCGATCACTCGTATGTCATGCGGAGGGCTGGTGATGTTTTCGATCATCGTATGGCTCGTGTTCGGTTTCATCGCCGGCTCAATCGCCGAATGGTTGTGGCCGCCGGTAAAGCCAACAAGCCGGTGGCAGACGATCGCCGTCGGGGTTGCCGGGTCCGTGGCCGGCGGTCTGGCCGGTTCTCTCGTGAGCGGTGACCACTACCGGCCGGCTGGGCTGGTGCTGTCGGTCGTCGGTGCGGTGGCGTGCATGGCGATCTGGAGGAAACTCGACGAGGTGAAGCCGTGAGCATCCTCTGGCGATGGGTTATCTCGATACTGGTGTGGCTGTCTGCCGATCACCAGCGGATCGCGACCGAGCCCGCGAGGGCTGCGGCTGCAGTGTCGGCCGCCAGGGCGTCGATCATCGAGGAGCTGGCGGCGAAGCCGCCGGTGCCGGTGCCGGTGAAGTCGGGCACGACGTGCGTCTCCGGGTCGTGCCCTCCCCGGTGACGTGATGAACGAAGCGATCGCCCAACTACAAGCGCACGTCCGCTATCGGTTGGGGTCGCGTGTCACCTACGCCGAAGTCTGGCGTGTCGACCAGCTCACCCGGCTGGCGATTCGGCACTGGCCGCATAATCACTTGGAGGACGCCGAAGCCGGAGGCGGGCGGCATCATGCGTCGGTCGGCCATGCCCTCACGCTGATGCGGAGCCAGGTTCGCGAGCAGTGGGAAGCACGGCACGGGGCCGGCCCTCTATGGGACGTGGTACTGGGCGGCACGACCTCGGCGATCGGGGTGGTGCTCTTGGATCTCTGGTGGCCGTCGCGGCCGTGGCGGTCGATCCTGCGGGCGATGGGGCGGTCGATCGCCGACTCACCGCAAGAGACCGACGGCGGCGTCAGCCAGGTCTAGGGTTGCCCGTCCAAGCCGGCGAAGCGGGGCCGGCTCCGCGGCTACTGGTTGTGGGGCCATTGGTTGTGTGGCCGATTGACGTATGTCAATGGCTGCCCGGTGGGCCGTGTCGATCGCCGCCAGGTGGAATCGCGTCTCTATAAGTAGAGCGGCGGCGATCGCCATAACGACGACGGCGAGAAGTGCCCGGACGGCGTCGCGGATCATGCCAGTGCTCCCGCCAGTAGCTGGGCGGGAAAGTGGGCGATTCCCACTTCCGCCGGGCTGGTTGTCCATTCATATGTTACGCCGGTCGGGTGTATCGACGGCGGGAGCACCGATTGGGCGGCCCGACCGCCAATCCGTATTTCGATAGCCCCAAGTTTCACGACGGCCGTCGGCGGCATCCACGGTTCCCAACGGAATAGTCGGTGCTGCCCGCGGGCCGACCGCCAGGTCGGCGTGTGAAGGTCGGTTATCCCGTAGGCGGCCAGCTCCTCGAGCCCGTCCGGCGAGTCGTATTCAACGTCGACAACTCCGGACGGTTCGCCGAGAAGGATGCCCACGTTGGAGCCGGAGCGGATCCACGCGGCCACGTCGGCCGGGTTGTCCGTGCTGCGGGTTTGCCAAGCCGAGCCGAGCGGGCGTTTCTCCCGGCGGGCGACGCGGATGAATCGGCAACCGGCGGCGGCGAGGGCGATGATGTCGGGGGTCATGCGGCACCTCCGTCGATCATGGTGAACGTGCGGGCCATGGGGATTCCGGCGGCACTGGTTATCCGGCGGACCTCATCGCGGATCGTCTCGCACCGCTGCTCCACCTCGGGGGCACCGATGTCGTAATAGGTGTCGAGGATGGCAAACTCCTCCGGCATCTCCCGGCCCCCGGCGATCGCGTGGACGATCGGCTGGGTGAGCGGGTCGCAACCGCGGAAGGCGTGGCGGGTGGCTAGGGTTTGGTATCGGGCGATCGGGGTCATGGTTCTCTCCTGGTTGTGCGGCCGGGGTCGCGGGTTGTGGTGTCTGACTATTTGTATCCAATCGGCAACAACTAAACAAGGGATAAAGAAAAGTTTTTCTGGCGTGGGCTAGTGGGCGTGGTTTCCGCCGCGTGGTCGGCCGCGTCCGGCTGTTGTCTCGGCGAACGATTCAACCGCCGACCGTAGGGCAAACCATTGGTTGTCGATCTGGATTCCGGAGACGTGCCCATTCTGGACTAGCTTCCTCATCCATAGCCGCGACACGTTCGCCAGTTTGGCGGCGGTGCCGATGGTGACGTATTTGTCCGGGTCGATCTTGGGTGCCATGGGAGACATTGTTTCCGGTCGGCTCCAAGTGTCAAGCGATCGCGGAACCGCTGGCTGGCGTGGCGTCCAGCTTGCCGGCCGTGTCGAGCACCCACCAACGAAATCCGGTCTCGGCGTCTAGCCGTCGTCCCTCCAGGATCGCGGCCTGGTGGGTTTGGTGGTTGAGCTGGCCGCCGGCGTCGATCGCGGCGATGTATGCGGCGAGGGTCCAGCGGTTTCGCTGGTGGTCGTCGGCCGCGAACGTCAAGGAATAGGGGGCTAGGTGAAAGCGGCTGGGGGGCATGGTTGTGGCTCTTGGTTGTGGTTGTGGTTATGGGGCTGGTTGTGGTCAGTCGATGATCCGGTCGGGGTGGCCGCCGTCGGCCAGAATCAACTCGGCCGCGGCACGGTAGATACACTGCGGCCGGCCGAACCGGTCGCGGTCGTAAACAAATCCGCCTCCCTCTCCGTCGATGCCGATTCCGACGATGACGTGGGCGCTCCGGCCGTCGGCGGCCGGGACCACCGTGCCGATCGGCCGGCCGTGGAGCCGGACGGCGAGGGTTCCGTCCGGTTCGTGGGGGAAGTTGTAGAGTCGTGCGAAGTCGATCATGGCGTGGGCTCCTTGGTTGTGGTTGTGGTTGTGGTTGTCGATCACCAGCCATATACGTCGCCGCATGGGTAGACCTCGGCGATCAGCACGCCGTCGAACGCTTCGTATTCGGCGGTGTGCGTGTAGTCGTTGTCGACGACTCGCACGGCACGCGAGTCGTAGGCGCTATCCATTTCGATTACGGCCATCGTGCGGCCGGTCTCGCGGGCGATGCGTCGAGCCTTGGCGATTGCTTGGGGGGCGTAGAGCGGGGCGGATGGCATGGGCTGGTTCTCCTGGTTGTGGTTGTGGGTCTCGGTTGCCGGCGATCGCCGGGCCGGCCCGGTTCCAGCCGTCCCCGGTGGGGCGGCGGTGGCCGGGGCGGCCGGGTCAGTCGTCAA